CCAGCGTGAGCAGATGCTGTTGGATATTCTTTAATAATTAACTTACCTTTTGTCTTGCCTTCTAGTTTAGTTAGTTTGTTATCGTACAACTCTTTTGGCATTACGTGTAAATCATCAATCGTTACATCAAATAAGTTTGCGTCTATTCTTTCAGCAATTCTTTCTTCAGCCATTTCAAGTGTAATGTATAAAACATTTTGACCTTGAGTTAGAAAACTTGAAGCAACGTGACACATAAACAAAGACTTACCAACACCAGTCCCTGCCAAAGCGATGTTTAATGTTTTACTTGGAACACCACCTTTTGTAATTCTATTAAAGAAAGATAAATCAAATGGATATTTCTTTTCTTTTGTATGGTACCAATCAAATCTTGCTTTCGCATCTTCAATATAATCGTGCCCGATATGATTATCAAATGAAACAGCCAACGCATCTGCGAGAATACTAGGTATCGCTTCAGGTGTTCTTGCTTTATCTTTATTATCTAATATCTTAATACCATCAAGTACAGCGTTGTGTACTGCTCTATCTTTACAAAACTTTTCTGTTGTATCTAACAACCATTGATTATCAACTTCTTCATATGACAATGACTTAACTAAATCAGTAACGTTTTTAAATTCTTCTTCGTTTATATCTTTACGATTATTAAGTTCAATTAAGATAGCTTCTTTTGTAGGAACATTTTTATATTCTAAAACAAATATTTCTATTTGTTCAAATAATATTTTTTCATCTCTTTTAGAAAAGTAAAAAGGTTTTAAGAAAGGTAAAGCTTTTCTAGTAAACGCTTCATTATAAAAAAGATTTGTTAATATTGTATTTTCTATTCTATCGTTATTCATCAAGTTTTAAAGTTCCATTCTCTAATTGTTCCTCAACACATTCAATTAATATATCACCGATATAATTTCTAAAGTCATTTGACTCTATATCTTTTTTACTAGGGTTTGCCATTATGTCATATGTAAATCTTAATGGTATCTGCCCTTGTTCATTTTCAGTTTCAGAAAATTTAATATTGTTGTATTTGTAGATGATACCTTCGTAATCACCTTCCATTATTTTAATACAACTAAAGTCATCACCTTGCCGTTGAGCAAAGGCGTACCTTTTAATTTCCTTCTTCTTCGTCTGATCCGTAGCTGAATTTTCGTTTTGCGACTTCATCTATTTTGTCTAATACCTCTTTTGTAAAATACTTTTCAGGTTCATCATTGATGTTCTTACCAAAAACTTTAGAACCATCTGGCATTTCGTATCTTGTAGATACTTTCTTAAAGATACCAGCTTCTTCAGCGAGTTCAATAAGACCATAATATTTGTCTAAACCTTTTTTGTAAGTTAGTTTTACATCAATTTGTGCGTTTTCTTTTGTTAACCTTGATTTGTAATTTTTACAATGTATGATATTTCCAACAACCTCGGTACCGTCTTTTTCTTTTCGTTTACCAAGATAGATGATTGATGATGCAGCGTATTTCAAACCACTTCCGCCACCCATTTCTTTTTGAGGGAACATTGAACCAATGACATCATAAGTGTGGTTAGTCATTATCATAGGTATATTTGCTTTACCTAGTTTCAATGTTAATACTCTAAATGTTGATTTAACTATTTGTGATCTAGTCATATCTCTTGTTTCTTTACCAGCGGCTGTATCTTCCATTTCTTTTGTAGTCGATAACATACCTAAACTATCAAGTACAAACATTAAAGGTTTTCTACTTGACTCTGGTTGAGCAATATACTTGTCTAAAATTTTTATTGATTGATTTCTAAATTCTTGTACTGTGGCAACTGGAACAATTACCATTCTCTTACTATCTACACCACGACTTTCAATCATCTCTTTTGAAATCGCACTTTCTGATTCAAAGTAAATCACACCAGCATCTTTATCTGTATCTAAAAAATGTTTACAAATACCTAACGCAAAAAATGTTTTACCTGTAGCGGCTTCACCAGCGATTGCCGTAATCTTATTACCTGGCATACCTTTATAGATACTACCTGATAACAATGCGTTAAATGAATATGAGCCTGTGTCTATAAAACTTGTTACATCAGCGCTGTCAACACCATCACTAACAAGTGAAGCGTATTCATTACCCGTTTCCTTAATTATCTCTTTTAAAAAATTACTCATATTCAATTATCTCCTATTGTGTTTAATATATCATAGTTTATTAAATTTGTCAATGTTTTTTTGATTAATATTAAAATTTAAAATACACCTTACGTCTTTTTTTGGTTGTTCAGCCGTATGCCAATACATACCATCAAATATTACAACTCTACCTTGTTTAGGTGTGATTCTTTTTAGTTCTTTCACATCTTCAAAGAAAGGTACGTCACCCTCTTTTTTTGTTTTATAATCATAAATTATTGTATCACCATCACCATCACACACATAATATAGAAATACTAAATGTGGTTCAAATCTATCTAAATGTGGTGTATCAACACCTGTGCCAGCAAAATCTACGTTTAATGGTAATTGTAAAAAAGACCTAGCTTCTAATATATCACCCTTATTGTTTATTTCTTTATTACAGTTATTTACAATCTCTTTTATACTTTTATGTATTATATCTATATCAAATATATGTTTAAATCCTGGTCTTCTTTGATATTGATTGTTTGCTATTGAAACATCATCTACATATTGAAAATATGTTTTATTTAATACTTGATGTTTAATTATCTCTTGGTCAAATATATTTACAATATTATCAATTATTTTTATCACTTTTTGCTCTCAATACGACAGGCCTACCTCTTTTTGGCATATCGTCTTCATATGTTTTAAATTTAGGCATAAAAGCAGGACCTTCCCATTCAAATCTTAATGATGGTTCTTCAGGTACCCAATCTTTTCTTGGTTCTTCATAATCTTCTGACTTTACTCTTGTCCATAATAAATCTTTCATCTCTTTTAAATCTACCATACCAAAATCATTATATACTCTATTTTCAAATTGTTCAGCCATATTATGTACAATCTCTTTATTGTATTGTACTTTTCTTTGATAGTCCCAATATTCTTTTAGGTCTTTATATGATTGTTTGGTTATCGCCATCATCATATTTATTTCTTCAAAGCAATGGCTCCAATAAAATTAAAGTTCTGCCAAAAGTTATGTACTTCAAAACCAGCATTAGTAAACATATCATATAGTTCTGTTTTTGTATTTGGCTTCATCATATGTCTTAATTGTACTTCTTTATCTAGTATTTCTTTATCTGTAAAGTTTTGTCTTTTATAATCGTAGAAAGTAAAGGTCATCATATCTTGTATTCTAGGATTACAACTAAAAGTTTTTTCACTAAAGATAAATGCGCCTCCAGTATTTAAACCTGAATATACTCTATTAATAATTTCTTGTCTATCTTTTGGTGACATAAACTGTAAAGTAAATATAGAAGTAACCAAAGAACAATTTTGAAAATTAAAATCTCTTACATCACTTCTATAATAACTTAACTGTTGATATTTTTCTTCGTCCATATTATAGTCGCCATAGAAATCATCTTCAATTTCTATACCTGTGTATTGTGCGTGTGGTATGTGTTCTTGGTTTTGTTCTATCATTGCCTTTAATAGTTTACCTGTTGAACAACCTAGATCAACTACTTGTGTATAATCTTCCACAAAATATTTTGATAAAGAAAGTATATCACCCCATAAGTGACTATAACCTCTAACTGATTTGTCTATATGATTATCAAATCCTTCTTTTGATGTGGCAAATGTAAATTTAGTCATTATTTAACTCCTTATATGGTTTCAATACTTTGTTATATACACTTTCAGCAAGTGCTTTCATCATAAGAGGTGGTACCATACGACCAATTCTTTCTGATTGTTGTTTATGTTGACCTGTTAATTTAAAATCTTCAGGTAGTGACATAATTCTTTTTAACTCTTTAATTGTAAACTTTCTATCTTCTAGTGGGTGACAAGTACCAGCAACACCAGGATAATTACCCATCGCAGTGATTGTTGGACAAGGTTTTCTTAAACTACATCTTTTTAAATTAAAGTGATGACCTTTATCGTGGTAATCCATACCTGTTAATACTTTGTCAGGATCTTTAGGCATCTTCATTAAAGTTTTACCTACAGCAGTTTCAGGACCTAGTTTTTCTAATAATAAATTTATTTCTTCTTGGTCTTCATTTACAACATCATTTATTGCTTCACCAAGTGTTGTTTGTGTGTCATTTTTTTCTGGATATAATTGATACATTGTCATAAAATTAATACCAACTTTTTCAGCAACATCTTCTCTAACAGCAATAAAGAAAGTTCTTTTACGAGATTGTGGTACACCAAAGTAACTTGCATTTAACACATCAGCAACAACAAGATAACCTATTTGTTCAAATGTGTTTTGTATTCTATGGAAGTATTCTTTTGCTTCACCCATTGTTAAACCTTCGACATTCTCACCAATAATTACTTTTGGTTTAATTTCTTCTGCCACTCTTAAAAATTCAAAAAATAAATCTTCAACATTTTCTACACCTTCAATATCACTATACTTCTTTTTCTTTCCAAAAGCATCTGCGTGTGTATTACCTTTACCGTGTGATACAGAACCCGCCATACTAAACGCTGAACACGGTGGCGAACCATCAAGTAAATCAAGTTCACCAGGTTTTAAATTAATTTTTTCTAAAAAGTCTTTACCTGATAGTTTTTTAATATCGCCAGGTATGATTAACGTAT